TTACGAGGATTGGACGAACAATGCCTCGTAGAGGGCTTGGTCCGGCTTGCCTGTCTGCCGAAAAACAGGGTCAACCATCAAACATGTCACTGTAGCCGAGCCGTCTTCCAAGTCGAGGACCCGTGCAACTCCATCCGCAAGTCCTTTCAATGTCGTCTTTTGATTGACCACATCGCTCGTGATGATTCCTCTGATGACGAACTCGGCTCCGAAGTCACCGTGAGTAGTTCGCTTCGCCACGCTTTTCCCCGGGATTGCTCTTTCAACATAGATTTTTCTTTTGTGTTCCTCAACCTCTAAAACCAACGGTAGAGTTGTGGTTCCAAACTTCACCATTAGCCATCACCTTCGTTGTATCAGCCGTTCAAGTGTGGAAAACAGGTCGGTGAGAGCAAGGGGCCTATTGCCTAGTTCAAGCACCATCTTCTCGCCCTCCCCATACTCATGGGTGACTGATTGCACGTTGAATGTGTCATCGACTCCCAGGTTTGTGCTCTTGAAACTGACTGCCTCATTAATCTTCACTATGTTCGGTCCGCAGTCAAGCTTCACAGTGACGGTAGGCTTCGAGAAGTTTGAGAGGATTTGAAGGGCGCGAAGCTGACAGAGCAGATTGCTTGTCCACTGCGTTTCACTTACAATCATCAATCGCGTACCATACTTCTTTATCGCATCCTTGTCTTGAACCGTCACAACAATATCATTGCCTGAACCATCCTTTCCGCCCTTCAACGTGACCATCGTCACGATTCCACGCCAGTCCTCTATGTGCTCCATGACGAAGCAGTTTTCACCTTCAACAAATGGACGTAGCGGCTCAATTACAGCAGCCTTAAGGACTGGTTTAGTCAGCGAAGTGACTGCAAGAGCAACATATCGTGTAGCAACTTTGAGAAGCGAGACAACAGAGGTACAGGTCGCGGCAAGCGTACGATAATATGACGCTGCTTTCGCTAGTGCTACAACACTAAGCTCAATAACAGCAAGCGTCCTGTAGTATGCCGCTGTTTTCGCTAACGATGCAACAGAAACCTCGGTTACAGCAAGCGTCTTGTAATATGTCGGAGCGCCTGTATATGCGAATCCCTCTATGCGCGAGTTGTAGGTGCTGCTGCCGAATCGGAACCAAGACTCAGTGTAAGACGGATCGCCAGCCACATAGTTCCTCTTTGTCCAATAGTAGACGGTCCAATTTGCGGCGTCAAGCTGACTGCCATCAATGTCCTCTGTCTGCCAAGAGTCCAGCTGAGTCCAAGAGCCTGACCCATGTTTGCGGTAGGCTCTAACTACGATGCTGTCGCCCGAAGCGAGCGCTGTTTGAGGGCAGGACCACATGTTTGATTGTATGCCTTCCCCATTCACGCTTCGGCTGACTTGGGCGACCGGTGTTCCGGCCGTGATCTCCGTTTCAACGCCGGCCGAGGATCTTTTCCACACCCGAATCCCGAAATATACAGCTACGCCGGAATCAATTGTATACGTGTAGTATTGAGCGTAAGTTGTTGATTGACTGGTGCCGAGCTCCTTGCAGGACAAACCATTGTTCTCTATCGTAGCGTTTTTGAAGTAACGCGTCTCAGTGGGCAAATCAACGCGCCTACGTTATCTCCAAATCGAATGTGAACTCGATCTTGTCACCTTGGTTCAGAGGCATGCCTGGGAAGTCTCCGTGCAGGATCAAAGTGCCTCCGGTGGACGCAGTGAAGTTTCCCGCGTTCGTAATGGTCTTCGCAGCGTCAGCAATCAAGGTGCCGACGACACGTATCTTGTCTGCTACTGGCTGAGTTATCGTTCCTTGAACTCTGCTTTCGCTGCCGGGGGTGAAAAGACCCGTGGCCGATTTGCTGGCCGTGCCTGCGCCAGTTCCCCAGTGAATCCAGTCCGGCTCCGTCTGCACCAACTCATCCAGTTTATCTACGATCCATTCTTCGCCGACCTGAGTTAGAACCGTAGCCATTTTCTCACCTCCAGCAAGAGTTGTTTGATCTTGTCAACTCTCGTTGACCGTGTGGCTGCTATGACGCCCAGATCCTCCCACTTCCCTGTCTCCGCACGCCACACCCGTGCGCGGATCGTTGCTTTCCACTTCGCCCTCGACTTAATTCGCATGCTACTCCACATTCATCTTTCGTTCCGCATCAACCATGAGCGAGGCATCGCCTAGGTTTGCGGCCTGTAACAGTAAATCGTAGGCAGTTGTGTTAGAAGCGTCGACCGTCACCGTGATGTTCTCCAAACCCAGAGCTATCTCGCCGAGGAGAACCTGCTTCATGGACGCGATGTAGGTGGAGTGAATCGACTCGATAATCGCCTTCAAGGTTTGAGATGTAAATGTGACGCTTGCGATAGGTATGCGCATCAAGGCTTGGATCATGCTGCGTCCCTCAATACGCATCGACGGCGTCGGAGCAACTGTCTTTGCGAGAACCTCGATTCGCCCGAAAAAGATCCTTCTTCCGCGACGGTAGATGGCGAAGTCGAACAGTCCCTTTATCCACGTCTCTATTGCCGGCAGATCCATTGACGCAACGTTTTCAGGGGGGTTTGATGTTATGCGAATATTGTCACAGTCCGACACGCGTTTGCCTTGAATCCATACATCGTACTCTTTTGAGCCGTCAGGGCAGTCGTCGTCATCGTGAACGCTGACTTCAATCGTTGTAAAGACGGGAGGATACACATCACTGCCCGGCCACTCCCCAAACACAACTGCGACTCCAATGGTCGACGCCGAGAGGGATGTCGAAGCCTTGCCATCGCTCCCCGTGACGCCACTGGTGGGATTCACGGTTCCATGCGACGTTGTGAAACTGACGGCTTTTCCTACCGCCGGGTTTCCTGCCTCGTCTTTCAAAGTGAAGGTGATTGTCGCGCTGGTGGGTAAAGATGTGCCTTGCCTATTGATGATGTAGTTGTCTGTTTCGACTGCGATTGAGTAGGATTCTCCGTAAAGGAGTTCATCGCCACCGAAGATATTGGTGAATAGTTCCGAAGTGTAGACGAGGTTGTTTCCTGCATCATAGATTTTGTAACGACCTGTGATAGGATAAGAGAGGGTTGACACGTTGAGCGTTGCTATTCCGCCGGACTCGGTTGCCTCTGCGATCAGAGCATCGGAAGCGTCGAAAAGCTTGGCTTTGTAGCCACTCGCAAGGTTTGTGACTTTGATTGATCCGCTTCTGCAGACAACGATATCATCGAACCAGTGATACTGCGTGTTGTTTTGTAGCTCATACACTGGTACATATGATTCAACGCCGACTCGTAGATCCTTATCTCCAGCGCTTGTGGTTACTGTGTCGTTCTTCCAAATCCAAGTGTTTTGGTCGCCTGACGCTGGCTGATCGAGGAACAGTGAATCGCCAAGCCTCACGCGCCTCGCAAAACCCATAGTTGAGGGCGCAGCCTGCCAGCGGTGGCGAACCTGCATACGGACAGAAGTCGGGCCGGACGGGATCGTGACCGTTCGCTTGCGACGCAGGTATCTTCCAGCAGGTATGGGGTTTTCGGCGTTGGCGGGTGATTTCGTTAGCGCAAGAAGACTGTAAGGCGAGGAATAGCAGGGGCTGCCTGCGAGAGCTGTATAACTTGCATCGTTCCAGCCGTAGCCGAGATTCTTCTCCTCAACCCAGCCATTGAGATCATCGAACCTTGAATCGTAGATTTTCCCCTCGACCTGTCGCACCAGTGTGGGCAACCGCTATCGTCTCCACTTCACTGCGTTGCCGAGCTCGCGGCTGATCATCCTTGTCAAATTGCCAAGGTCCTTGACTTCGCCAGTCATCGACTGAATCGTGATAGGAATGTTCACTGTCATGTGTGCAGGACCGGATGGACCTGTTCCCCCCCTCCTGGATGCTGCAAACCCACCCATCGAAGGCGATAGTGAGAAAGCTGCGCTTCTGAAAGTGCTCTCGATTCCACCCAATCCTCTCTGTGTCTCAGAGAGGATCCCTTGGATGCCTTCTTTCGTCTGCCTGACCATCAGGTTCCACATGTCAGGCCAAATCGACTCTTGTGCAACCTCGTTCGAGAGGTTTTGAAGGGTGTTCTGCGTTTGCTGGGCTCCACTCGACACCATGTCTGTGATCTGCTTCCATATGCCGCCGAGGAAACTGACGATGCCATTCCAGAGATTCGTGAAGATATCTGTGATCGTCTTGCCCCAGGCGGTGATTGTGTCGACGATGCTGCCAAGCCAGCCAGTGATCCCTTTAATTAGGTTATCAAAGCCTGCCTTGAAAACTCCGAAAACCGCATCCATCAGCTCCTGCACAAACGAGCCGCCGACAAGCCACTTGTAGAATCCCTCGAACGTCTCCTTGAGCCAAGCGATGAAGCCTCCAATCGATTCGATCAACTGTTTGATGAACGGGGCCACAACCTCCACTGTAGCCCTGAATCCTTCCGCAAGCAATTGAATCACAGGTGTGACCAGTTTGATGACTTCGACGAGTCCTTGCAGAGCTGGGACCACAGTGACCTTCAAGATATCTGCAATGAGATTGAAGATGGTGTAGGCGTTCTTGCCTTCCGTGCTCACGCCGGTAAGTGCTTCCCAGATCTTGCCGAACGCCTCGAAGACAGGTTGCAGTGCGGTCCAAACATCTTTCAGGGCGGACCATAACTCCTTGAAGACTGGAAGCACTGCTTTGCCTAACTCGTCGCCAATGGTCGCAAATCCCTTCGTAAGATCATTCCAGACTTTGCCGAGTCCCTCAGCCATCTTCTGGACTTCAGGCATCTCAGCGAAGGCTTTCCACGCCTGACCTATTCCCGTCACGAGTGAATCTGCGCCTTTGACAACCTCCCCCATCATGTTCTGAAAGGTAGTCATGACAGGAATGAGAGCGCTACCGATTTTCTCCTTCAAGTTGTCCATTGCGTTGGCGACTTGTTGTTGCTTCCCCGCGTAGCTCTCAACGTCTTTCTGAGCTGCCCCGCCAAACTTCTGAGAGATCAGCTCCATTGCAGTGGCGAACTCTTTTCCTTTCGGAACGCTTTCATCAAGTACGACACCCATGCTCCGTAGCGGCCGCTCCATACCAATGAACGCTTTTCCGACCGCATTGGCAGCCTCTCCGAGACTCACCTGTTTGGCAGCTGCAAGATCCATCGTCTGCGTCATGGCTTTCATCGCTTGCTCAACACTCATGCCGTGGTCGATGAGCGTCTTCATGGCCGCTGCGATCTGTTCGTCACTGAAACGAGTCATCTTCTCAGCGCTGGAAGCGAAGCTCTCAATGCTTGTTCTCGCACTCTCCCAGGATACGCCCGACCTCTCGACCGTTGCTGCAAGCCTCATCCAGACTTCTTCACTTGCCTTCGCAGACTTGAAACAATCCTGCAGACCTTTCGTGACTTCGCCGACTGCGGCTGAGGCTGCTCCCATTACGCCTGCGCCTGCGAAGCCAGAGATCACATTGCCAAGACTCGTGAAGCCCCCTCCAAGATCCCCGATCACCCCTGAGAAAACACCGAGGCTAGCGCGGACCTTATCCATGGCGCTGGATGCTTCGTCTACACCTTTGATTGCAACAACAACTTCGCCTGAAACGCTCATCTAATTGCCTCCTTCACGGCTTTCCAACCGGCCTGAATCAATTCGTCTCTGTAGGCCTCGAGAGCTGGACGAATGAAAGGTCGAGCAGCCATCCGCAGGATTCCCATCTCGACGAAGAGCGCATAGTCAGCGGAAGCTCCAAACTCAAAGTCCAAGAGCCCAACCGGTTTGAAGAAAATAGTTGACCGAAGGTAGCCCGTACGAACCGGGCAGATGTCGTATGCATAATTACGCATTAGTCCTCCGACCGTCTGCAGCTGCTGTGAGAAAGATTCCTTGAGGCGAGCAGCTATTCGTTCCAGCATTGGGGTAGCAGTGTCCTTGGTGATGCGGATTGAGAAGCTCATCTTCTTCGACCTTTCACGGATCTTGTGGCTTGCTTGAGTTGATGCCCCATCGCATGAAGCAGGAACAGGGCTTGACATAGCGGGATCCTAGCGACTTCTGATGGTGTACGATGCAGTAAAGAGCAGAGCGCGTAGAGCGCCTGTCCTTCCGGGGACCGCGCTAGGTGGGCGACGGGGTCCGCACTTGTAAAGGGGCCAGAGGTTTCCCTAAGCCTAGTGCGTTGATGATAGAGACGCATTTCGTCAAGCCTAGCTTCATCAGGTTCTCGTCGGTGACCGTAGAATCAGCACGTCCCCAGGTCGCCAAGAGAACCTTCAAGGCTATCTTGAACGGATCCTTCTCTTCTGCGATTGTTGGATAGTCGCCGAAACGCAGATCGTGGTACTTGATCTTGCAGCCAAGGTCCGGTACGAACGCTTCGCGTGGTCCCTCATCTTCGCTGAGAAGTTCGGCTAAGGTCTTGAGTTTGGCCTCTTCAGCTTTGGCTAGTCGCTTTGATTCCTCTTCCAACCGCTTCTCGAACTTGCTCTTCTTCTCCTCTTCTCCCATTTTCTCTCCTCCTTCGAACTATGAACAGCTCGCTCGTGGATCCGGTGTGATAGATCAGCCGGGTCCTCGGCAAGCTGCGTATGAAGTCTCGAATGGCCGCATAGTCTTCCAAGGGGCCATGACAGACGAAGCCTATCGAGACTTTGACCTCCAAATCTCTCTTCTCTACGGTCAAAACTCCCCAACTCCAAGAAAGCAGGCCAATTTATGCCTGCGTTCCGAACTCTAAGCCGTCGCCTATTCCTTCGACGCCTTCAGCCACAATGGCATCCTCGTCCATCGTAAAGTCCCAGACATTGAGGATCGCGTTCTTCACCGTGATCGTCTGCTTGCCTGTTCCAGCGCCCTCAGGGTAGAATATTACCTCAGCAGGGGTGCCTGCCAGGACCAGCTCTCCGTAGGTCTTGTCGATGTATGCTTTTTCAAGGGTAAAACCAAAGTGTTTGTTGCCCTTGATCAATGTTGGTTTGCCATCGCTGCCGTGCCCGTAGAACTCTTCGACATCGCGGGCGAAAGAAATGCTGGACGCGGTTGTCAGGCCTGAGCCGATTGTCTGGGTTCCGATCTTGATGGATGCCACTAGAGGCTTGAATGGACTAGACAATTTTCTCTAAAACCTCCTTGAAAGTTTGGCCCGTCACGTGGGCCAGCCGGTCAAAAGAGATGACTATGATTTCGTGATTAGGATCGTGATACGGAAGTCGAAGGATCGACGCCAGACGTCCTCCTCGGGTAGGTCGCGTCCTCCCCAAGGAACAATGTCGACGAAGCCCATCGCAGTCCTTGCCTCAAACAGCTTCGTGAGGACCTTGTCGGCGAATTCACGCATCTGACTCTCCACTCGAGCCCAGATATCAACTTGGAAGCTCACATCCAGGTACTGCATCTTGTCAGGGAAGCCGCCTCGAATCCGCGTAAAGATCAACTGCAGAGTGGCTGATGGCAACGGGAACCCGCGTGGAGGCCTAACCTCATAGACCGTCAAGCCCTCGATCTCACGAAGCTTCCCAGCGATCGCATTCTCAATGGTTTGGATAGGAGTCGACATGCGTCCTCATCGATCTGCCTTTTGGATATGTAGCCGTGAAGCAGTCAAGAGCAGGCGAACGTTCCATGCGCATCCAAAGCCAAGCAAAACCGTTGCAAGGATCACTGCTAGCCAGGCAAAAGGACGGAAGCGGGGAATATCAAGAAAGATGATCATAAGGTAGACATGTAGCCAGCTGACCGCTGCTACTTTGAGGACTGCGAACCATCCCCAGCCGACCTTTCCGATCAGCGAAAATAGGAACAGGTTGTCCTCTCGGAGACCATGATGGCGGATACCAAGCTCGGTGATCAAGAGGTCAAAGATGTTCAGCGCCCACATTACCCAAAGCAGGTTCACGAAGACAAGTTCAGACCACATGGCTCTCACCTTGTCGCTGCAAATGTGTGGCTTGTTATCTGGCGAAGAATCTCCATAGCCCTCGCCTTGAACAGTTTCTCCTTCTCCTCGCTCTTGGCCAGGCGGTGGAAACAGTACGATGCCGCGAGAAATGTGGAGGCCTCCTGGATAGGCTTCATGCTGTAGCGGTATGTCATCTCGACCTCTACACCTATCGATGGCGCGGTTGTGAAGATGATCTTGCCTTCAGCCCCTCGAAGCTCGAACTTGTCTGATGCTTGCTGGACGGTATCTACGTAGACTGTGACTTTCGTTTCGTCGTCGGTTGTGTTGCCCTGGTCATCAACGACAGGCTTGTAGGTAGTTCGGAAGGTTTTGTTCGCCGAGGACTTTTGTATGCCCAGGAGTTCCTTGATCTGCTGTCCCGTCCAGACCTTCTCTGTAATCTGTTCTATGTCGCGGTCTGCCCAACCAATCATCTCGTCGACTATTGCATCGCTGATCTCTGTAGCTGTCAGCCCAGAGAGGTTTCTAACCTCAGCTTTCGTCGTGTATGGCAAACACAGTCAACTCTAATGTTTCAGTCGAATTCCTCAAAAATGGGGAAACTTCTCAAACACGGGAAAATTGTGGGAAAAAGGGGATCTTCAGGGCTTAGGCTGTGATCAGCTTCACGATGCCCTTCGTGTTCAGGACGCCTAATCCGTACTCCATCGTGCCATACAGGTAGGTCTTCCTTTCGCCAGGCTCGTACTTCGGTTCCACTTCAGGGTCCCGCTTGACTTCCTCGACCCACACTCTCTCGCTGATCAGGAAAGCGTGGTAGGTTGTGATTCCTCCGGCGCCCGTGCCGGTCGGAACCTGTGTGGTCTTCAGCACCTTGATTCCAAGCCATTGTCCGATCTCGCCGTTCAATATGACTTCTCGTCCGCCGTACTGGGCGGCGTTGATGAACTTGTCGCTCTTCAGCAACGGGCCTTCCTGTGCCGGATGGATGACCACCACGCGAGGCTCACGCTTCTCCTTCCGCATCGTGGTTATCGCATTCGCCAGGAGGTCAGTGGAGAACACATCGCTTGAGTCAACTGTGGCCTCCGAGGTGGCATCTCCACCGTAGAGGGTTCCTGCAATTCCTGATGCTGCTTCGAGCGCTGCCAAGATATCTTTGTCCTCTTTGTTGGCGACAGCTTCCGAGAGAAGATCTGTCAGCACATCGACCACATTGAAGGTGACTTGTTCGATGACTTGTCTTGTAACCGAGATCGCTGCGATAATCTCCTTTACCGTGATTTCCAGACGATCAACAGTCACTGCAAGGTCATCTGGCTTGGTGCCTTCAGTCGCATCAATCGCCTCAAGGACCGTGGGGACCTTGGGGAAGTAGAACTTGTTGCCGGGCTGGCCCCGCAGCGTCGTGTCAACGATACCTAGCGCCCTCATCACTCGCTTCGGTTGGGCGCCGAGTTCAACCTGCGGCGACCAGACGATCGGTATGGCTTTCACCGCGTCCGTTGTAGTCAAAGATTCGCGTAGTTTGTTGACGACCTTGATCTGCCAGGGCCCTATGGCTTCTTCGAGTACGGGTGGGGCTACGATCCCTTTCCCTGCTTCTTCCTTACTCACTTTCGGTTCAACCTCCTTCTTCTCCTCGAGCTGCTCCTTCAGCCGCAGAAGATCCTCTGTAGGAACATGCTCTAGGCCAGTAGAAGCATTCGAGGAAGGAGTCTCGTTCATACAATCAACTCCTTTCGAGAATTTTCCTGTTACTCATCGATCCGCTTGCGCGGTCTCAGTAACTATGATGAATGAATGAAGTCTAGGCCTTCACGCCTCGTCTTCTGAGCTCAGCCACAACCGCAGCCAAGTATTGTTCTCGCTGTTGGGGATTGAGAGACTCGCTTAGCTTGCGCTTCCAGAGCATGATGCTTGTAAAAGGATCGCCGGGGGCAACATCTTCGGTGAGTAGGTCAAGGCGTGTGAAGACTATTCCTCGTGGAACAAGGACTCTTGTTTCTTCGGCATCGCGGCTTCTATACTTCGCTTCTATGCTGACATTCCTTATTTTGCCAGCGTCATAGAGCCTGTTGACTTCCTCATCCACAACCCTGATGATGGCTTCGGCCTTCATGTCTTCGAACTCTGAGTCTACAACCTTGTTTCGTGGAAATGGAAGTTGCCTTTGATGGTTGAGGCCTAGAGGTTTATCAGCCAGAGAGCGGGCTGAGGACATTAACTCTTCCTCTGTGTACTTGGCGCGGTTCCCAGTTGTGGTGACGTGGATCGCGTGGACCTTGTAGAAGCGCCCTTCCTCGCCTTCCACCATCTTGTAGAACTCAATCGGCGGCGCCCAGCGGAACGATTCGGCTAGGCTTGCGATTCGGAATCTAAGCTTTCTCACCAGATTCATTGCTGGTTCGCCTTTTCTGCAGGCGATCGTTTCGCCTCGCCTTCCTGAAGTTCGAAGCCTGCGTACTTCGCCAGCATGTTGCGTACTTCGTCTCTGGTGAGGTATTCGACGCCGCTTGAGGCGCTGATCTGAGCTAGTTGAACGATGTGCTCCACCTCAACTTCGGGGCGTTCCTGCATGCCCCAGCGGATTCGAACCCCTGCTGCTTTCGGATCGATGTCATTTTGCTGGAGAAGGATCTTGAAGACTTCTCTCTCAACGGTCCGTGCTAGGTCCCGTTGCAGTTTTGTGATCTTTCGGTCAGCCATCTTTGTGGCTTCGGTTGCGCTTGCCTCTGTGAAGCCTGGTGTCGTGAATAGGCGCGTCATAGGAGTTTGGAGGCCTTGCACCACCTGTGAGTTGATGTGCTCGATCATGCCGTCGAATCGGGCAGAAGGATTAATGTCCAAGGAGTCAACTTCGACAGGCTTGTTCGTGACGAAGTCTGCGTCTGTTGGTGCTGACTGAATTGTCGGGGCATACTCCTTCTCCAGCTTCTCGTCGCCCACGCCTTCAAACTTCCAAAGCCGTTTCGGTGCCGCGTAGCGGTGAACGATCTTCTGTATGTCATCCTCGAGTCGAGCTTTGATGTCTAGGAACGCCGGTCGAACGCTGGTCTCGTCGATCTGCTTGCTTGTTGCGAGGCTGTGCAGGATCCCCATGCCCCATGCGGACCCGTCCACAGGATTCAACCGGAAATGAATGATCTCTTCAGCAGTGAACTCGACCTTGTCTGTGCCTATCTGTTGAATGTAGTTTTGAGCGCGTCCGCCAATCTTGCTTCGTAAGATGAATTTGATCGATGAGAGGGGCAGAATCTTCAAGGAGACAAGCTTCTTGTTGGCGAAGACCCTCTCCCAGAAGCAGTTGCCTGACAAGACAACCTCCTTCGAGGTTTGCATGAGCAGGCCGTCCATGTTCACCTCGTCACAGAAGTCGTCAATTATCTTCTTGGCCTCTTCGAAGCCGGGTTCGCAGACGGTATAGAATCCTGCGCCTGCGACCTGTTCGCCTATGTAGTCAACGGCCGCCATTACCGCCGGGTCTTTCAGGTAGTAGTCGACAAGCGTTGCAAGGCTGACCGGAGGCTGCTCCCCTAGCCTAGCTTTCATGGCAGGAATGAAAAGCCCCTTTTCAGATGTTGCCTCTCTAAGCGCTTCTGTTATCTTTCCTGGAAGCCGCTGGAACCTTTGAAACGCGGGGATAGATATCTTTCGAGTTATGGCTTGAAAGAATCCTTTGCCTCTTTCACTCAAGTCTTCTCGCCTTTCAAGGAGTAGTTGCGGATGACGAGGTTCGCTAGTGCGCCTCGGCGTGGTCCTTGGCCCCATTTGCGTGAAGCCATCGGACATCGAATCCTCCTAATGATCAAGCCTCGACCATTGTAGAGCTGACGAATCAGAGGATGATTGCCATAAGTGAGAAGCCACTTGCCTTTGACCTGGCGCAGCAAAGCGGCAAGATCTCTATGGTCCTGTTCGCTGAACGGTGAGGGGCGTGCCTGCTCTGTTTCCGGGTAGGGTGGATCAAGGAAGAAGAATGTCTTGTCGCTGTCCCAGTTTCTAATGCATCTTCTGAAGTCCAAGCAGTCAACGTAGACGCTGTGCAGGCGTTCAGCGACGACGTTGATTGTTTGGGCGCAATTAGCCCATGCAGTAGCTTTGCGTTGGCGTGCTCTACCGAAGGCCCATCCAGCATGCCACCTGCCAGAAAACGATGATCGCATACAGTAGTAGAAGGCTACTGCCCTCTCGACGGGATCTGGGATCTTGCCCGAGTCGATTTGAGCCATATACTTGTAGTAGAGTTCGCGGCTGTAGGGAAGCCACTCGAGCCGCTTCAGGAATTCGTCCTTGCGATCTCGAACCACGGTGAAGAGGTTGACGAGTTCCTTGTCGCAATCATTGTAGACCTCGACTGGGCTGCGTTCCTTGGCGAACAGTAAGGCAGCTGCGCCTCCGAATACCTCTACATAAACCTCGTGAGGTGGAATAAGCGGTAGCAGCTTCTTCACTAGGAAGTGCTTTCCGCCCAGGTATGGAAAGAACCGTGAGGCTATCCAGAACTTCAACCGTGGCGCTTCCTCTCTTCAAGCCATTCCTCGAGGTCGACCATGCAGTCATGACAGAGTGTGAGTGTTATCGAGTAGCCTTCAGAGATGCTGTCTCCGCAGCATGCGCAAGCCCTGCGGAGCGACCTGCGAAGCCATCCGCCTTTCTTCTTCATGGCTTCTTCCTCTGCTGTGCGATGTAGTAGCGGATCTTGTTCGGGTCGACTTGGCAGAGATGGCAGACAGGGACTCTTGCGACCTGTTTCGCGCTGACTCTCACTCTGAGAAACGAGATCTCGCTGCGGGAGACTAGGCGCTTGCACATGACGCACTGGATGAACTCCTCTTGTCTGACTTTCGGCACAGGCTATCTCTTCCGAATTGGAATCAGAACTGGGGTTTCACTCTCTCGAGAAGCGTAGACAGCCAGAGCGATTGCCCATAGACGGTCGTCGTGAGTTCCTTCTGGATGCGAGAACTTGATCTGCCCGTCTTTCGTCAGCTCGAACTTCTCTAGGTTGACCTCGGCGATGACTTCAGGGTCGTAAGGGATTCGGAGGAGACGGAGATGATTGCATTTCGGGTTTCCGCAGGCTTCGACACAGTTCTGCATCTGCTGCTTCATGTAGCCAAGGACTTCTTGCTTCGACTGCATCGTGAGCATGATGCCTTCAACGTTCGTCAGCCCTGCTGATTTCATGTCCTCAACGACGTATTCGCCGACGCCTGTTTGGTCGACAAGGATCTTTTCGGGTTTGAATCGGACGGAGAGGATCTTGATGAATCCGATGACGCTGGCATAAGGTGTGTCGAGAGGGAACCGTTTCACGAAGATTAGCTTCGCGATCTTGTCTTGTTTCGCCGCGACTGCGACGGTTGAGTAGTCAACCTTCTTTCCGAGGTCAACTCCTACGAAGTGGAGTGGCAAGGATATCGCTCTCCGAGATCAACGCCAAATCTGGGTCGATGCACCGTGTGATTAGATCCTGTGGGAAGTAGCTGTCCTCATCCTCGACGAATTCCGCATCGTATTCTCGTCGGAATCGTTCGATCGGTGTGACTCGCTTGACTTCCTCGATGAAGTTGGGCTCGATGGGTCCGTGGGGTTTGACGCATGCCTGCCATGGCACGTAGTGTTTGCTCCAGCCTTTGCTGATCTCTGGATGTGTGTTGATCTTGTAGAAGACTGAGTCTTTCCCCCAGGGTGTGCTTGATGCAATTAAGGTTCCGTTTGTTGTCGCCATCATTGGATAGAGCACGTTGTAGAAGATCACTTCGTCGTCGCGGAAGAACGCCGCCTCGTCTATGAGGACTTGATGCGCTGTGTATCCTCGCAAGAGGTTCGGTGAACATGGTAGGGCGACCATTTGGCTGCCGTTGCGGAACCAGATCACTGTTCGCTGGACTTTGGCGATAAGATGCTTGCGGTCTTCAGGGGTCATGCCATAGATGAACGCTTGAATCCTATCCATCATGATCATCGATTGCCGGAGAGATGGGGCCACGATCAATGAGAGGGTTCGGGGGTGCGTGGCTGCATACCAGATTGCGCGGACTGCGATTGTTGTTGTCTTGCCTGCTTGTCGGCTCATGCGGACCGTGATTCTTTTCGATTTGTCGGTTAGAACATTGATCTGATACTGATACGGTGTGAACTTTAGGTAATGCTTGGCAAAGTAGACAGGACTATCATATGCTTTCTTGATGCGTGCAAGCGTGTCATTGCTTGCTGGCGCTGTCTTTTCCTCTGCGCTTCCGAGGCGTTTCTCGAGGGCTTTCCATTCCGACATTGAGTCTTTCCTCGACTGCCGCCAACCGCTTCAGCATTTCGCCTTTCGTCACATTGTTCAACATGCCATCAAGGACCATGCAGAGGAAACCGAGAAGTTGGTAGAATCTAAGGCGGTCCTCTGAGGGAAGCTTTTGCGCAGCCGAGTAGAGATCATCTATTGCGTTTGATAGATCGTTGACTCGCTTCTCTCTGATCTGGACCACATCTATTGTGGCTATCTCAAAGCGTAGTTGACCTAGAAGCCCTTTCAGTTTCGCCATGACTGCTTTCCTCATGGTTGATTCACTGAACCCCCTAGGGGGGTGTGACACACCCCCTACCCCCCTCAGGTATGCCTCCACGATCGTTCGGACGAAGTCGGACAGGTTCAATCTGTTCCTGCGTGCCTCGATCCTCAAGAGGGTGAGAAACTCTTCATCTATACGAAGATGTAGAAACGGTCTGCCTTTACCCGGCAAAGAAGTTCACAAGCCATCTTGCTAGCCACAGACAGGCCGCTAGGATCACTAGCAGGATAAAGGCCTTGAGAACTAGGCGGATGGCAAAGCTCAAGACGATTCCGAAGACTATGCCTGCGAGGATTGCTAGGAGGGTGATCGCGGCGAGGTAGAGTAGAAATGACATGCTACTCGTCCTCGTCTTTTGATTTTCTGCGTGTTGGGAGTCTTTCTCCGACTTCGCGTAGCACGTCTTTCAGCAGGAAGAGGGCGCCGAAAGTGAAGAGCGAGACGGCGATGTTGAAGATGCAGATTAGCAGTAGCAGGAAGAGGACTGCTGCTCTTACGAGGACCGGCTTCGAGTGAAGCATTATCTCAATGACGTTTGCCATGGGTTCCTGGAGGAGGGCGATGAGTATCAATGCGCCAACCAATGAGCCGATGAAAAGCAAAGTCGCATATTTCCTGATGAAGTCGACGCGCACTATGTCAGGTCTGAGGCTAGCTATGCGGAACCTAAGCCCTCTCTTCTTTTCTTTCACCCTTCATCAACTCGTTGAGCTTGAGATAGGCTCGATAGGCGTTCACCCGCCCATGACCGAACGAGTACTTCTCGTCAAACTTTCTTCTCGAGAAGAATCGTGCGAGGGAGGCTTTCAGTCGATAGAGGAAGCCGCTCGGGAGAGCTGCGATCTTCGAGATCACAGGCATGTAGGCTTCGTCACAAGATTCCAAGATTGCGCGTTTGATTTGGGCCGGTGAGGCTTGTGGGAAGGCCTGCTTCAGCAAGGCGTAGATTCCTGTCACGTGGGGCGTGGCAAAGCTGGTGAGGTCAAAGAAGCCGTAGTGGTCCCCATGGATATCGCAGGAATGGGTGCCCTGAGCTCTTGCTGCCAGGACCCTATCGCCCGGGGCAACGCAGTCTGGCTTCACTCGTCCGTCAAGGGTTGGACCTCGAGAGCTTGCTAGGCGTAGCACGTCGCGGTTGTTGACGCATCCAACTGTGATTGCTTCCTCTGCGGCGCCCGGGCTTCCTATGCTGTAGTGTTCTGGTCCATAGTTTCCAGCCGCGCAGATCACACCGATGCCTTTCTTTTGTGCGATGTAGTCGACTTCTCGGCTGACAGGATCCCTTCCATCTGTCACGACATCGCTGACGATGCTGAAGTTTACTGCGTGAACTCCTTGTTCGGCAAGCCATTCAAGTGCGTCGATGAGAATGTCTTCCTCGGCGGATCCGTCTGCCTGAGTGACCTTTGCGATCGCAAGAGAGGTTTCGTATGCGATTCCTCTCTGCCGCCAGTTTTTCGCGCCTTTGCTTGCGATGATGCTGGCGACCGCAGTGTCATGTCCCAGATCGTCTTGAATTCCTTTGGTGCTGAAGTCTTTTGCTGCCAGGATCTTGCCTTCGAGATCATGATGCGTCTGATCTATGCCCGTGCCCACTACGCCTACGACTACGCCTTTGCCAGTGACGCCCTGATTCCAGAGCCTTGTGACGCCAAGACGTCTAGCGATGCCATAGGTCATACCCGACCACTCGGAATGGAATTGCTTTCGAGATGTTCTCGATTCGTGGTCCTCTCTCTTGGACGAGCTTGACGACGTCTTCCTCGAAGGCGCTGACAAGAACCGTGTTCAAGTGTGGGTATGTCTTCAGAAGTTCGAGCCGTGAATCCTTCACAATTTCAGCGTCTTTGGTCTGGATGAAGAATTTGAGTTTGCCTCTCATGGCTGGCTTGAATTGCGGAGAGAGATGATTTGAGAGAGCGATGCAGCAAGCCTTGACAAGGCACGGACCAATATGAGCCGGTTCGATAAGACAGATGGATTTGTCGGCTGTGCTGAAACGGTAGATGCAGTCAGGCATTCTGCAAAGCCTTCTTCACAAGTAGGCGTCTGCGGATCTCTTCCTCAGTCGTGGGCCTCTCTGTAGTAACTACAGTTTCCGCTGGTGGAGATGTCTCGGGTTCAGGTTGGGGAGCTGGCTCCTGCAGGGCTGGTTCTGGTTCAGGAGCCAACTCTTCTTTGACCTGCTGGGCTTCGAGCTTCTCTTCGACCTCTCTCTCGATAATCAGGTTGTAGAGGGCTGACCGGTAGGCGAGGAAGAACATGGCACTGGACCAGAGGATGGTTGCGAACCACCACCAGGGCACGTAGATCTTGCCGACCCAGATTCCGCCAAAGGGCCATGTGGTCCAGATTCCAGGCTTCAAAGTCTCAAACTCATGGTAGACAAAGTAAGCCATGTCAAGGATCAAGCATGCCATAGCGAAGTTGCCGAGTGCCGTGAAGACAAGGTAGCGCTTCTTCTGTCTGAACATGCGATGAATCTTGATCAGCCCGAAGGAGAATGTGACCGCGAGAGTCATGATGGCAAAGACAAGCTGATAGTAGCTGAACTGTTTCCACCAGACGAGGCGGACCCACCAAGGCAGATGCCCATACTTACCTTCGTACAAGGTCCAGAACGGTGCGATTGCGCTAGCTTCAATCCAGCCGTAGGTCCATGCGAAGATGAAAGTACATATGATCATGGAGAGCTGCTCTAAGTGCGCGTCCATGACCTCATCTACTTTCTCACGTGCCAGGCTAGCTACGCGATAGACTAGGCTCAAAGGTCAAACCCTTATGTGGCATTTGAAGAGAGGAATTGATGGAGCAGATGGAGCCCTTGAAAGTTGTCAGGAAGCAGTGGAATGAAGCTGCTCGGAGCTGGGTCGAATTCATTAGAAGTGGCAAGAACTACTATTCTGAATTCTTGAATGGCCCTGCGTTGAGGCGGGCGATGGGGAAGGTTGAAGGGAAGCAGGTCCTTGATATTGGCTGTGGCGAGGGCTACTTCTCAAGGTTGTTCGCGAGGTTAGGCGCGAAGGTCACAGCGGTCGACATTAGTGAGAACCTGATTAGGGCAGCTATCGAGGAAGAGGAGAGATACCCTCTTGGAATCAGATACATCGTCTCTGATGCAGCAGATCTGCGCATGCTAGAGTCTCATAGCTTCGACGCAGCATTCTGCTACATGGCCTTGCATGACATAGAGGACTACGAAGGGGCCATATCTGAAGCGTCGCGCATTCTGAAGGCAGGTGCAAAATTCGTCATTGTGATGGAGCATCCCTGCTTCAACACCCGCTCTATGGATGGGAAGATGCTCGCTGGCTGGGTGACACAGGTGGGTGCTGACGGGTCGAAGGAACACCTGTACTATCGCGCTGAGAACTACCTTCAGAGGCATAGTTACACTTTCGAGTGGAAGCACGATAGGCTACCGTCTAGTTTCGTCACTACTGGCTTTCACAGGACACTTTCAGACTACTTCAACGCACTCACAAGTCGCGGATTCATCGTGACTAGACTTGAGGAGCCTCAGCCCTTAGAAGAGGGAGTCAGAGTTCATCCTCCGATGAGGAAACATTACAGGGTCCCTCTCTCCATAGTATTTGAATCTATGAGGATCTCGGAATAGTGCCGGTTTGACGCTGATTTGAGGCAACGAGACTTAGGATTAGGCGGCTTCAGCTGTTCGTTTGCCGAAGTAGAAGCCTACGATCGCTGAGACGATTGGCACTAGGATCTGTATGACTGCGGTCATGGCTTCGGTGCTTGTCGCTTTGACTAGAGCGTAGATGATTGCAGCCGCCAAAGTGAAGGCGAAGACTAGGGCTAGGATTCCTTGCACATCGCTGATGCGTGAGATGTCTTGGGCGATCTTGTAGAGAGTGACTTCCCTTCTGACTGGCTGTGGTTCGCTGGCGACATGGTACTTCTGCATGAAGGGGCGCCATCGCTTCTTACTCAAAACTCCTCACCGCAAACATGGCAGTACTTTGATTCTGGCAGCGGCGCCTTTGCACCGCAGGACGGGCAGGTTTTCTCCTTCGATGTCTCAGGCTCCGGCTCAGGCACCCTTTCAGGAAGGACGACCGGCATGGGCTCATGGAATGTCTCTGCCTTGATGAGGCTGATGAGAACGTTAAGCCATTTCTCCTTGCGGACATAGATCTTGCAGCTAGCGTCGCATTTGACGCCGACCACGTCGCAGATCCCTTTCTCCTTCACCTTCTCGCATGCCGTATCCAGCTCGAAGAACCTTCCAACCGCTTCTTCCAAAGCCTTAGCGAACTCGCTGTTCTCCAATTCCATTTCATATCACTCTAAACAGGCGTGGATGCAGGTAGCGACCTCCCTGTCCGACCAGCACATCGCCTCGCCCCACATCAAGGATCTCGGACCCGGCTAGGGCTACTTTCTCGTCGACTTCTTGGTCGTCGAAGGCGCCGGACATGATTCTGATTCTCTCAAGCTGGCGCGTCGTCAGCTTTCTTTCACGTATCTCGTTCCGCTGATCCCTAGAAGGGCTCGAATGCCTCGGTTCCGAGAGAAGTCTTATCCAGGCGTGAAACCACTTCGGAGTCTCAGTTCTCTGTCGAGGGTTGGTTCTGATCTGATGCCATAGCTGTCGAGAATTAGCCATCGAGGTCCAGACCCTCAGAAGGGCGGAGACTACAGGCCGGAATGCATCCGCCTGATTCATTGTCGCTGTCGGTGTTCGAAATAGATAAGTGCATGCGCTACGATGCGTTACGTCGTATCGACAGTGTCGAACGAGCTATCGGAAACATTCACCTTTCGACTCTCTAAGAGAGATGCTGAGCTACTGCGGAGGATCAGCGAGGCGAAGGGAATAGATGCAAGCGACTTCGTCCGAGAAGCCGTAAGAAAAAGATTCGCTGAACTGGCTTTCCTAAGCGAAGATGAAAAGAAGGCACTCGGTGTCGTCTTGCAGTAGGCACATTTACAGATGGAGAGAGAACTAAGTGGGCCACGATCTCCAAGACAGGAAGTTGATCTTGCTCGAAGACGACACTGACGCATCAGTACGTAGACTCAAGGACATTCTTGAAAGCCCACTCGGCCTAGCGAAGGCCCTAGTATGTCTCTCATTCAGTAAGGACCAGTCACAAGGTCTCTTGAGCGCCAAAGGAAAACTAGATAGCATAAAGAAAATGGCCGCTGGCTTATCAAGCGCGGAGGCGAAATCCGGCTACAAAGTGGCTGATTATGCTATCTATCTATTCGCCTTTCAGCAGTTCTTTCACAGTTCGTACAGAGCTCGTCAAGGAAACGTTTTGGAAGCCGTGATCAGGACAATACTCACCGACTCGAAGACCGATGTCTACAGAAAAAGGGATCACAGATCCGCTCTCAAGAATCGACTAGGCATAGTAACAAGCAGCAACCATGACTTAGACATCATGGCCCGGAGCGAATCAGAATACCTTATGGTTCAAATAAGATCTAGGGACGACACGGGCGGTACCACCGCTAAAGGCTCACTGGTCGAACTACCTAGAGATATTCTGAGAGAAACGACCGATATTCGCTCACCTATTAGATACGTAGTCTATGTGTGGGAGCCTCTGCAGGAAAATCAAAAGCAGTCGCTTATTCGCAAAATGCTTGGAGAGCTACATGGATACGGTATGCCAATAGAGTTTGAGGCAAAGCTAGACCTCGGGCAACCAGTAAAGATCCATGACAAGATTGAGCTTCAACTCGCTTATGGACCAGAACAGTTCTCAGAGATCCTTCTTCAATTCACCAAGAACCCTCAAGTAAGACAGGCGTTCGAGGAGACCGTGCGTTTTGTCGGCGAGTGGGACGACCTCTGGTTATCCTATGCCATTGCCTCGTTAGAGCTTGAACGTCTAACAATAAGAAACAAGTCAAATTTCCAGCTCTTGGACGAAATATTGCGATCAAACAATATCGTCTTCTCTAGCGGGGACTTGCGTTACTACCTTGATACAAGCGTAACTTACGCACTGCAACTACTGCCAAGGTGGACTGATGCCACACTTCCAGTGAGTTCACCTGCAGACCAGCTTACCTATATTAGGGACCTGATTCTGTTGAGGATGATCTACCACAAGATACATAAGGAATGCCCGTCCATAACCGAACAATTTCGCAGGGCCACCTAGTCATGGTGCAGACAAGATTCGAAGATCTCCAAGAACCCCCCAAGAGTCCAAGGGAGGAATTGGTGTCTTTCAGGAATTTGGTTCCTGAAATTCCTTCGACCACTTATGCCTCACACGGCATGTACTACTACCCCGCCAGATTCATTCCCCAAGTCGTTAGATGGTCGATCGAAAAGTATACTTCGCCGGGAGATTGGATCATCGATCCATTCGCTGGGTCAGGAACAGTTTGCGTAGAAGCCCAAATCACTAACAGGCATTCTGTGAATCTTGACCTTAGTCCTATGCTCGAACACCTAGTGGCGGCTAAGACGTTCCGAGATGGTTCTTGGGAGGAAATACGATCAATCAGTGAACGGGTTATTGGAAGCCACAGGTCGTACACTCCTATATGGTCCCGAATACAGTATTGGCATCCCAAGGAATTTCTTGCCGTCCTAAGCAAAATGTGGGGTGGGTACTATGAGAACCCGCATCCACTTGTCTTGATTGCCCTGCTACGGACCACAAAGCAATTCTCGTATGCTGATGACACAGTGCCCAAACTTTTCAAATCCAGGGACAAGACGCTCGCAGTAAGACATGTCTTGACAACGGATTACCAGATGGCAATCAGAGATTTCTTCATGGCCGCTCTGCGGGAAAGCTACGAATCATCGCGATCTTTCCAGAAATACTACAGGGGCGGGGAAATGACAGCAAAAGGGAACATCGATCTTCTCACGCATGAATTCGACGACAGGCAATATCGTCTTCTTGTCACGTCGCCTCCGTATGGCATCGCTCATGAATACATCAGGAGCGTCAAGCTAGAACTTGCTTGGCTTGGATACTCCGACAGGCAAATAACTGAGCTCATCAACAGAGAGATACCTTACAATCGAAATCCTCCAAGCATCGAGATAAGCTCAAGGGCATTTAGATCAGCTTTCGCTAAGGTAGAATCCCACGTAGCTAAGCACTGCAATACCTACTTCAGATCGGTTCTATTTGCTCTTGAGAAAGTCATGCGCAAACTACAGGCTGGTGGGATTGCCGCCATTTTTGTTGGCAATGCAACCTTTTCTGGAGTGGAGTTTCCCTTTCACCAGATATTTCGTGAACACCTCGGCTCTAGAGGATTCACCTACGAAAGACTCTTGGTCGACAGAATCAAAGGAAGAAGACTCTTCAGAGGCAGACAGAACCCTTCGCCAAACGGCATCTCGTCAGAGTACCTCTTGGTGCTGAAGAAATGATGTGCCACACTACCGACCAAGAAGCATCGTGATTGACGTCGAAGGAGAAGATTACCAACTATGAGTGTTTCAGGGGCTCGTAGGGCCAAGGAACTCACTGAGAGATACACTGAGATTATGTACGGTGGCAAGAAGGAGCAGTTGGTCAAGTCTGCGACTCGTACTATGTTCTGTCCTAGATGTGGGTCTTATGTTCCACCGCTTTCGAGGTGCGGAAAATGTGGGTATCAGTCAGAGGAATATCGAGGTAACAGAGGAACATCGACGAGCAGAAAGACCAAGACAGATGATATCAGAACCTGATATGACAAGGCGACGTGTTGGTCGTTGGCGAATGGGCCCGAAAAGGTCCTACTACAGAGATAAGGGCGAGAAGGTCATTTAGGGCAACTAGACCTCCTATTAGAGAGTACGTGGTTCGCAGGACCCAGCGGTTATTAGGAACCGATAAATTACACCTGGCAGTGTTTATCCACAACTGTTGAGTTGTGTCCGAGAGTTGGACAAGAAATCAAACATCGGTCAGCAGGTAGTTTTCACTAGGACTCAGCTAGGTTCTCGAAAGGCCCTTTGCGAGAAACTTAGTCCCTACTTAAGTGATCTTCAACACCATTTTGGTCCCTATGACCATGACGAGATTCTAGGACATCTCATCTCGAAGATACGGGTGGAGCTAGTATCTGAGGATTTTGAGATTCTTCGGCCAGAACCCGCTGGCCGTTCAAGAAGATATGTCTTCGAAGTTAGTGATACCCAAGGCTGGATTCGGAATAGACTCGTTCCAGATACAGTGATGGTAGGCTTCGATCAGGAGGAACTTTTCAGACTTCTGACCTTCTGCCTCGCCATGCCCTACAAAATGTTCGCAGGCCAGACAAGGGCCACCACAAGCGAGTTGGTGCGCAGAACTAAGAGAAGGGACTTTCAGCAGATATTCTCGGACCACTTCATAGGAAGAATCGGAGAAGTGGCTTTCAAACAATTCGCCAAAGAGAGATTTCGAAAGAATATGGTTCTTGACTGGAGGATCGGTAGAGAACTGCCGACTTTTGAGTCAGACATCCTCAACTCAACTAAGAAAGTGAGCATCAGATCGACAGACACGCTAGAAAGCATCTGGGCTGATGCGCCTCCCAGTGCGGAGTACGGAATCTTCGTCAAGGTCTCCGTTCCTAAGGATTTCTTCATGAGAATACTGGCCCAGATAAGTAGCTTGAGGAAACTGCTAGAATACATAAAAGGGAGATTTGGTGCTCAAGAAGATACCGCCATAGAAGAGCTGATATCCTACATAGAGACCGAAGCTTTCCAAAGTGGATTTTCGGCCAAGGCGTTCATAGTTGGTTTCTTTTGCACATCAGACTTCAAGATAGTCCAGAAGGGAGAGGAACTCGAGCATTTGGGAGAGATTGTAAGCGACAAGTATTTCATTCCGTATAGCAAGCTGAAATGTCGAACGAACGAATGGGAGAATTTCTTTCTTGCATGTGGGCTTGTTTGATTCTTTTCGAAGAACGACTCGGGACCTTGTGCGAATTGGCAGGCACGCTCATCCTGTGAAGTCAACTGGGCATCCTCAACCTTCAAGACGAGCTTGGCGAACTCCCGCAAGAACTCCGTCTGGTTCTCACTTGGACACGTTTTGAGGGCGCAAAGGATTAGGGGGCGCTAGCCCGGGGGGATACATCTGTCGAATCCCCTAAGGCACCATTGCGATATGGGTCTGTGATGCCTGTACCGGGAGCGCCTGTCCCTCTACTTACTCAGAATCCTGAGAATGATTCTAAGGGGGAATAGCAAAAGTCCAACCATGAACATGATCGCGACAAGTATGGCTAGACCAGTATATATCACCAATCCCAGAATGAACAAGCTCCCCAAGGCACCATACACGGATCTGTGACGGCCAAGAGTCCACCCGAACCATATCAGAAGCAGCTCCCTAATCACGTCCTCTGCCCCCCACGCCTTGTCTGGCGTAGGAGATGAACTGCGCCTTACTTAATGTTGATGTAGACAACAGCCAGCCGGCCGTAGTCGAATTCCCATGAAAGGCATGAGGTGGAGTTCTGTTGCTTCTGTGCGCCCTGAATCTGAGTGTTAACCTTCGGGCCCTGCGAAGCGCTTTGTCTCCATACCCTAATGCATTCGGAGGCCCGACTTGGGGCCGCAATCGAGGCAATATGAGTGGAACTGTATGTTTGGGCCTTTGCGTATGAGATTGAGCGTCTCAGCGTAGTATTCCTCTTTCGGAGCGATCTGCTTTCCGCACATCTTGCAGATATGGCTCTTCATTGCTGTCCTCTTGACAAGGAACTTGGCGCTTTCGTACTTGCTCATATGCACTCTTGTTGGGTAACGCATATTTGAGTTTTCCAGGTGGACCAAACTCATACAAGGGAACTGAGCCACAGTATTCGCTCAAGTCTTTTCGCCCAGCTTGGTTGGCAAAGATGTCGCGGATCTCATACTCCCTAGTTACAAGCTGACAGTCTTTCATTTCCTTCTTGATACGAGGCGTTATTAGCCCCAAGTAGGTCGTTTCCACAGCTTTATTCTCTCGTCTTGCTCTACAACTCTCCACAAAGATTAGAGGCCTAACTTCCAGTCTAGATGCGGTAAATTCCTCTTCTAGAACTGCTTGGCATCGAAGACCAGGATACTGTAGAAGTCCCTCTTTGGTGTTCTAATTATGCCCCTTGGGCTGATGAACTCTATCAGCGCTACTGCTCCAGTCTCAACCAAGATAGCTCCGAGGATCTTGTTTCTTCGCTTGCGAGTCATCTTTGGCAGGTTAAACTTAACCAGTTGAAGGGTTCTATTATTGGTATTCCTTGTGGACAAGATCCGGCACAGGGTCCCCCTCCTCTTGCTACAAGATCGCACTCTAAGATATGAGCCCTTCATTGTGCGCCGCCATGGTGCTCTGCGAGGTTCCACCCGAAGACTATTTGATCTAAGTATATAGATGTCTGAGCATGAGAAGAGACTATTCTCTCCTCCCTGTCTATGTTAGGTATTTCTCTGCTTTGGCGAGGAGTTCTCCGAGCTCATGGTCCTGTGTTTCGTTGTAGAGGTGGATGGCTGGTGAGAGGATCTTCTGGAGCTCCTTGAGGATGTCTGTTTTCAGTTCGGGCTGGCAGGTGCCGTAGACTTTGATGAGGCGTTCCAGTTCGCTCTTCACGATCGTAATCTGGACCTTCTGCAGAGTGATGTTCTGGAAGATGATTGGCTTCGGTGGCCCCTGTTTCAGGTAGCTTTCAAGCGAAGCCTGTCCCTGATTCTTTCTAAGCCAATCTTTGATGGCTTCCTCGGCGGCTTCTCGCTCCTTCAAACCCATGAGGGTGCAGGCCTTCTCGAACTCCGCCGCCAAAGCCAACGGAATCCTGAAGATCTTCTTCTTGATCACGTTTCAGACCTGCCATCTACTAGATGGCATGCCATCTAGTTGCCATCTTCTTGGAGGCGTAAGGGTAAGGGTTCCCTAGCTCCAGTGGAAACAGAGGCTTCACGTCGCCTCCAGCTGATAGCTGCGTTCAACGACCTGCACTCGATCGCGGTAGAAGCGCAGGTAGTTGTTTGACTGGCGGCGAAGGATCTCCCATCGAGTCAGCTCATCTATGGCTTCGTCGACACCATCATCTGCCCAAGCGTGGTCTCGGGTGGCTCTCTTGATTTTGCTTGCTGTCCACCGGTCTTCTCTGCCTTCGTAATTTGTCAGGACCACGAGGACTCGGGCTAAGGGTGTTGGAGGATTCTCGAGAAGGTCGGTGGGAAGCTGGGCTGTTGGCCGCAACTTCTCAAGGATCACGTTGGGTAGGACCTGCTGGGTCCTAACGGTATCTGATTCTTGCGGTGTGATCTTTGGTATGCTATCTCTAGGTATAGACGTAGGGATATCCCTGGTGACGATCCGTACTGGTGGCGGAGCTGGCTTAGGTTTCTCAGCGATTGGTGCAGGCTTTAGCTTCGGCTCGAAGACATTTCGGAACTTCTCGATGAACTCGTTGACATCCATCAGCTTGATAGTCGCAGCCTTCGGAGACAGCAGGAAGGTTCTAGTGGCATGGAACGTTTCGCGTTCCCGGAACATCATCTTCTTGTAGATTGTAGGCTTCTCCGGATGCCACACCCATGCCTCGCCGTTCTTCAGCTCTTTTAGTGAATCATACCATTCAGCAAGCCTTCTCCGGTCCTCGTCAGTCTGTTCTTCAACCCACGCTTGAATCGCCTTCTTGTCTTGAGGAGCAAGCGTTCTCAGGACCACAAGGCAGTCGCTTTGCGTGAGAATATCTTTGTTCAGGACTGCGCTTCGCTGCGTTATCATTGTGCAACCAAGATTATGATTGCCTCCACGCCGAACAAAGTTGTCAACGCTGCTAAGGCACGTGGCCATCTCGGGGCCAATCGTTCGTTGAGGAGCGTACATGTCCGTCTCCTCGATGAAGACATGGCGTTCCACTCGATTCAGCCGGTAGAGCTCATCCAGGAAGTCGGTGACGATTAGGCGACTCTGCCTCTTCGACAATGCGCCGAGATCCAGAACCGCCGAAATGTTTGCTTCAACAATAGCTTTGGCTATGCTCTTCGCCTTCTCAGGGACCAAGGGAAGATCCCCGTGCTCTCCGCCAAACACAACGATTGGCAGCCCAGGTCCCTCGCCGTTCTTGCCGACTCTGAGCCCCCACCAAATTCCCATCCCGTCGACGACAACGATAGGAATCTTTGCCTTCAGCATCTCTTCCGCAAGGTCCGCGGCGCAGTATGTTTTACCAGCTCCACGCTTGGCTAGAAATGCGAATACCCAAGTAACGGCTTCACGTGGTAGCGCCAGATCCTTCGATATCTGGAACTTCATGCTCTCAGCTTCTCTCTGGCGACTTCGCTCATCGTGGTTCCTGTGCGCTTCGCTAGTCGTCGAATCGACTCCTTGGTCCGTGTGGGCAATGTGAATCCAAGTCGGGCGCCGAGCTCCTCATCGTTTCGAAGTGATTCGATCTTCTGTTGGATGCGCGAATATCTCCGCAGGACCCTTACGTCACCGTACCGTAAGCCTGTAGCCGCCAAGACCCGTCTCCGCTGATGCTCCGTCAGCCGTCCCCAGATCTCCAGCCCAAGATGAACCAAAGCCTTCACAACCTGGTTAGGATTCGCATGGAGCTCCGAGGCAACATCGTAGATATGCTCCATCTGAAGATGACTCAGCCGGAAGCCACGACTAGGCATCTTGGGCTTCCTCAGGGGTCACGTGCCAAAGTAGCAGGGCCCTTCGCGGAATTGTGCACGCTTCTCGATGCCTTGGGCGAGGATCGTGGCTTCATCATCTTCTCAGGATCTCAGAGAGCTCCACGAACCCTTCGGTCTCAACCGCGCTCTTCGAGGCCAGCCAACGCTTCAACTCTGGAAGCTGCCTCTCCTGCAGATCCAGTTCCACAACGTACTGGCTCGTCGTCAGAACAGCCCTATGCCCACCCTCGCCTGACTCTTGGATCCGGTAAAGGAAAACCGTGCTCCCCTCAGTCAGCTGCTTAAAGTCCTCGAAAGATTTCAGCTTCAGAGGCATCTACGTTCTCACCTCCTCAAGCTGCGCCTCCAGCCACCGCAACCAAGACCGCAACGCAGCCGCACGCGGACAACCCTTACAGCCACTCAGGTCCGGCGGCCTGCCCATTCTCATCTCAGCCTCGAGAATCAAGTCAGCCTCAGCCCTATCGACCTTCGAATCCTCACGCAAATCTGTGCACCAGAAAGGCCGCGGCGCAACCGAACTCGATATATCTAGCTTACTGGAAAACCTCAAATCCCGAGTTCGATTTTCCGAACTGAATGGCGATGCGTGTGGTTACGGACAAGTACAACAAATGGCTGGACTCCGGTCTAGAGAGATTGAGGGAGGATTTCTTCAAGGGCGATTTCAGACCTGAGAACGAGAGCGACGTAAGGTGTCACCTGTACCATGCACTCGTGAAGACAAAGGCTAGGACTCTGACTCGCAATCATGTTGTCTTGTCAGAGTACCACCATGCCCCCATTTCTGGGAGAATCGACCTTGCTCTTGGAAAGAAAGTGAGGGATGTCTTCAAACCACGACTTCTCATCGAGATAAAGGAGACATCCAAGCGCCACCTGTCACGCGAAGATGTCAAGAAGAAGATCCAACATGACATCCGCAAACTCAGGCGGTTCAAAAGAGAGCTAGACGCAAGAGTTCGCGTGAAGACCCCTCGAATCGTCTTCTTCTTCAGAAAAGCCGAGCACGGTATCGGAAGCAGAACTGATCGCGAGATGAAGAAGCTAGCGGAAGACTATGACGATGTCACTATCTGGTGGGGCCCTTAGTCCACACGCATAGATACTGCTCATTGTCAAATCGTGAACCACTCCACCAAGTTGCTCTGGAAGACCGACTTCGCCAGAGGATATCGATCCACCACATAGGAACTCGACTTTCCGAACTAGAGCGCCCTCCACTCATCCGTCCTCTCATCCTTCTCGACGAGCCCAAGCCCTCTAAGCACCGTCAAGGTTACGTGAACTGTGCTTCTTGACAGGCCGCTTCGCATGATCAACTCGTAGAAGTGCAGAGGCCCCTCGTCCCTCAGGATCTGATAGACCTTCATGTTGGCGTTCCCAGCCTTAAGGCACAAGGTCCGATATCTCTCCTCAAGCTCCTTGACGGCTGATAGGATTCCCTCTGCAAGCTTCCGAACCTCACTGCTGATGGACAGGACGCCCCCATCGAACGCTGACCTATCATAAGCCCTCTCAGTCTACTATCGCTTGAAAGGAGCCTGTGCGCTCTTGGGAGACAAAGAGACCACGGCGAGAAACACCTCTTGGCACAAGAAGCTCCTGAGAGAAAACCCAAGCGTGCATCAGATTTGAGGCACATAGACAGAAACATGCCTTGGGCTGCCCAGGTATCTGGGGTGCATCAGATAACCAAACCCGGCAGTGTTAAATAAAAAAACCCTCCCAAGCCCCAAATCACGCGAAAACGATACAAAGGGAAATACTTCTCCCCCCAAACACGGGAACGGGCAAAGTTCTAAATATTCTACAGAATTCACGTAACAATCGTCCCGAGCGCAATCCTGATGGACTTTCGGATGGAGCAGCAGCGGGCCTCAGATACATTCAGGTACTGGTCCACTCTTTATCGTGCGATCTGGAAGCGTATCAAGCAGGAGAAAGCTGTTCTAGACAGAGAATTCCAATATGCAATGGAGGCAAAAGGATACCCGCCTATAGATGTTGTCGAGGTCGTTGCAAGACGATTTGAACCAAGGGGAACTTTCAGACGAATTGACAGATATGTCAAGAAAGCAGGGACTGGGGAACCTGAAAAACTGACTTTTTGGGTTGTGCCTCGCGAATATGAGTTCGACACGAAGGCGCATGAGGGCGTAATCAGACGGAAGATCGCTTTGCATCACAAACGTAGCGGTATTCAAATGGGAAACGCACTTGTACAAATGGTCTTTCTTGCCTCGCGACAGTTGGGCCTAACCTATTCACCAAAGCTAACCGAGGTTAGGGACTGGAACGGCAAAAAGCTGTCAGAAAAGGAAGGGGCAATCGACATCGTCCTCATATCCTTGAAAAAGGGGAAGATCTACGGAATAGAAGCAAAGAACGTAGCCCCCATAATCGACAAGGTATACTTGAAACGGAAGCAAATGAAGAAGCACATATCTAACTGTGAGAAACTCGACATGTCTCCTGTCTACTTGGTGTCAAGGATCTTTTCTCAAAGTGCCAAGCAGCTGGAACAGGCTGGTGGATTGGTATTGGAAACTCAGGTTCAGTACTACGACAGGAAGCACTGGGATCTGGCAAAAGAACTAAGGGATCAACTCGGATACCATTTCGTGAGGAAGGTCGGCCATCACAAGTCTATGCAACAGCTGGCCGGCAAGCTTTCTGTCATGCTCTAGAAGATTCATCCTCTGAATTCTCCAACCGCCTATGTATCAGACCGTTTGGCAAAGCTTCGGAATTTCCACCACGAAAAGAGGATCCTCCTGTGCCACAATAAGAGATTGCCGAGGCCTACTCGACGAGTTCGAAGATAATCCTCTGACCGTTCCTCTTGACACGAAAATGCTTGCCAACCAGATCCGACACATCAAGCGACGATGGAACAGAAAGCGTCGGGTGAGGATACTCCCTCCGAACCAGAACCGGCCCGTCGGGCAGCTTACGCTTCCACTTAGCGCGAACCTTCCGTAACCTCAACTTGACAAGCCCAAAAGACACGTCTGGTCCTCTGGATGTATGCGATTCGTTCCTCTTCATAGACTACACAGCCCAAGCATCTCCAACCGGTACGCCATAAGAACAGCAAGAGTCCTTCAGCGCACCGGGTCAGGTCAGCGAAAATGTTCATCGACATCGAACAGCGCAGCAGACTTCCAGTGGAAATCGCGTTCCTAATAAACGACAAATGCCAAGTCTTCTCGGCCGTGGCCGATCAGGCCATCTGGCCTGCTCAAACTCCAAACGTATCACACGTAGCCGCCACGGCACCCCAGAACTCAACTGCCGCTACCAATCATCACTTCGCCAACAAGGATGGCAAGGATCTACGAGTCACAAGCCTCACTTCCGGGCTCCTCTCCGGGCCCTCGAAAAGCCCTCTCTCACGTATATCCATCCTGAGGCTTCTCGTTGAATCAGGGGCGAAGAACATGGGCTCCAAACCTTCCAGGTCACCTCCACTTCTTCCGAACGAGACCATGTTCCCGCTCCTCCAAGCCTACATAGCCCTAAGACTAGCCCTAGAAGGAGCCAAAGATGGGTAGAACAATCCCCTCATACCGCATCATACTAGAAGAAGAGCTGAGACGTTGGGAAAGCTTCCGAGATGCGCTTCGCATCGACGAACGCGCAATCTTCGAAGACCTGATGGACGAATGCCGACGACACGCATCAGCAGCAGGAGCCGCATGCTTCCCCGTCAAGAGCGAAGCAATGTCCCTCACAATTCTCTTCGCACACCACAAAACACTCAGAGAACTCAAAGAGAAGATTGATCGGATCAGTCATGAACCCTATGGGATCTAGACAAAGGGAAAAAGGTACAAAGGGCAATCTTCAGTTCCAATCTTGGACAGTGGATTGGAAGCTACGGAAGGACTCACCTCTTTTGACGACCTCTAAGCCAAAGCCACTTGTCTACAACACGAAGCCAAGTATTGCGCTCCCTCAACCTGCCAGGTACGGCTTGCGATGTATAGTCAAACTCCTCCAGTCTCGCCAAGACGTCCAACCCGGCCGATCGCTCCAACTGCTGTCGTAGTAGAAGAAAGAAATCCACCACTCCGATGTAATTTCGGCTCAAGTAGTGTTGACTACATTTCTTGAGACCGAGTGTGTTCTCTCTAGCTGCGCATGCCATCGTTTTCAGCGACTGCTGATCTCGAATAGGGAAGCCCCGAGGAAAACTCCAGTGAAGAAGTTTTGACATAAAGGCTGGAAATCGTTTCGCCCTCTCGAAGCCTTCTCCTTCCAGCGAGCTTTCCAGTTTTGAGAGAGCTTCGGTGAAACTTTCCGCTATGTCTGCGCTCTGGTCTCGGCGAAGCTCATATGGTTTCTTCGTGTTGCGCTCAACGAGTTTCCAGTAGTATTCACCGAACTCGCTCTCCGAAAGTTTGCCTCTGATTTCAGGTGGCGGCATCTTGTACCTCATGCCTTGAAAGAGGGAGATAATGGTCTCAAGGCGCATTGACAGAATCGCTGGCCGTTCTCTTTCTCTTCGAGGCTCTCTGTCAAATACATAGCGAATCGCCGAATCTCCTGCAACGTAGGACAAGTGTCTGTTGAAGGTTGCCACATCGTTCTTGATCTCGCTTAGAAGGGTCATTCTACCAGGACCGCTAACAACACAAAGATCCCTCATATGTTATTAGGCTACCGACAGTTCTGATCTATGCTGATCCCAAGATTGCGACCAAGACGGTTTATGAATATGAAGACGAAGATTGGACGCACGGATCCTTACGGAATATTGTCTGAATTCCTTAAACTGCAGAGGAATTTGAGTAAACCTCCCGAAAGAAGGAGTAACAATAGGTTTGTGGGGAAGCTCTTCGCGAATCTGCTCTTCAGAAGAATAGCGAAATATGTCCCCAAGGAATATACCCTGGTTCAGGAAGGATTGTGGATTGAAGGGCTTGAGTGGGTTGAATGGGACGGCGCGATCGCAACTAGGTCGCTCGCTGACAATAGCCTTCCACTCTTCAAGCCTCACGAGGTCGTTGCCCTTTTCGAAGTCAAGGCACGAGGAGTATATGGCGGAGAGAAGGTCTGCAAGAAAAGCTTACAGCGAATTGGAGACAACTTTCAAATGGCTAGAAACATCTGCGGTTCGAATCTTAGATGTTGCACATATGTCACCCTCCAAGAGCGCAGCCCGAAGAAGAAAACCGCAGTCGACTACCACGGCCTAACCAAAAGCATACTTCAGCCCGTATGTCTGCCCATCATGCTTTTCGAATCGCCTGTCGAGAAAAGACCGCTAGAAAAAGCCAAGCCATATCTTGGTCAATGGGAACTGCTAGTGGAAGCAGTGTCGAGATTAGAATAG